ATCAAATTCATCTTCTTCTCCATAAAAACTATCTTTGGATATTTGTAATATCTTTCTACATTCTGCTTTATATGGAGTGGAAGAATGTGTGTCTGTTCCAGTAATCAATGGAATATCATACTGCTTACTCCATTTATATAATAGTTGATTATATTCCTTTTGATTATCTGCATTATGATATTGAACTTCTAAAAAACACCTATTATTGTTTTTAGACATCCATTCTAATAATAAATTTCTATTTATTAACCAATTATCATTTTCAATACATATTTCTTCTTCAGATAAGTTTTCTTTCTTTTTTGTATATTTGCATTGCCATAATATACTTGCTAAACAAGCAGTTGTAATGATGATATTTTCGCTTGTATTCATTAATTCTTCCATAGAAATTCTTGGATTATAATAAAAATGTCTATCTGTCTTATCCTTTTCTCCGTCATCTTTTACTCTTTCTTTTCCCTTTGAAGTTGATATTGCAAATAGTTTATTTAATTCCTTAACCCCATCCCAATTTCTAGCGTACAAACCTATATGGTATCCTCTTTCATCTGCTTCTAATTTAGTACATAAATATAATTCAATACCATGAATATATTTAATTCCTGCTTTATCACAATCTTGCTTCTTTTTAACCCAATCATAAGTGCCTCCATGATTTGAGAACGCAATTGCAGAAACTCCTTGTTTTTTTGCAAGTTTAATATATTCTTTATAATTTGTACATGAATCAGCATACCCATTGCAATTGCTTGTATCGTCATGTATATGGTAAGGTATATAATTATTCATTATAATTTAATCTCCTTGATATAAAAATTCTTTATGATATTCTATTTCTGCTTGTTTTCTAACTTCTACAGCATCATTAAAATTATCAAAATGTCCTAATTCAATATATTTTGTATTTATATAAATATATGCTCTCCAAGATTCCGTTAATTTGTGCCATCCAACCCCTTTTACTCCAGAAGTATTATTTTTACTAATTCTTCTATTCATTTGATTTTGATTGTCTGTACATGTTCTTAAATTTTCTTTTCTATTATCATTTTTACAATGATTTTTATGGTCAATTAATATATCATCATCAAGAATATTTAATATCAATCTATGCATTCTTATTGATGTATTTTCTACACTAGTAATAATATATTCATTTGAAGATGACCATATATAATCTTTGATCAAATTATAATCTTCTAAGTCAAAATAAAATGGTTCACCATTTTGTGTATACCCCATACCATACTCTCCTGATAAATCGTATGTATTATTATTTTTATATCTTTCAGTTTTTAAGCAACCGCAACTTTTACTATGTCCATTTAATAATATATTACTACTTAATATTTTTTGTGTTTTCTTCTCACAACTACACTCGCATAACCATTGGGGTTTGTTGTGTTTATTATTTTCAACTCTTTTTATTACCTTCCATCTTTCAAATATTTTATTAGATAAATCAATTAACTTTCCCATTATTTTCTCCTATAAAAGATCATCTAACCAACCTAAATCATCAACTATAGATTTATCTTCAATCGCCTTAATCGCATTTTGAAAATCTGCTTCTTCTAAATATTTTCTATAAGGCATATGTATCGAACTACTATATCCACATAAATTAGCGTGATAGTAGCTGTCTTCTCTTGTGACATCTTTCCAAAATATATTTTTATCTTTTGTCTTAGCGAATTCATTTTCCTTCTGTATAATCTCATTAATTATATTTGTAATGTATTCTTTATGCTGATTAATAATTTCTTCAGTAAGATCCACCTCTACAAAACAATCACTTATCTCAAATTTTTTTTGTATTTCTTTTGGTAAACACTCAATCCCATTAGTATCTATCATTTGAGATAAATATATATCAATATCATCTTCGGAATATCCAGAATCTTTTAGCCACATCTTTGCATTAGATTGCAAACTCTTACCTATTACATTTCTTTCTATTTGCCTAACCTTTTTATCTCCTTTTTTCTGAGTATAAATCACATCTACATATTTCATAAAATTAAATCCAACAATTATATCTTCATAGGATACCCCTGTCTTTTGGTGCATTCCTATACCATAAAGCAAAAGTTGTCCTGCATTTTCGATTAATTTTTTACCTTTATATATAGATGATGTTTTAAAATCTGTAATGATAATCTTCTTTCTACTATCTCTTCTTTCTACATGTAGCATATCAATATATCCTTGAAAATATTGATTTCCTATTTTTATTAAAATAAATGGCTCAATAATAGGTTTGTCTGTTGCTTTCTTATGATTTAAAAGAAAGTGTCTTATGCAATCCTCATATTTACTTGCTATTTTTTGATTTTTATCATCATCTGACCTGTCATATTTTAAACCCATGGTATTAAATTCAAATAACCTATCCTCATATTCTTCTAACATTTGTTTGTTAGTTAATTTCCCTTTGTAAAAATCCTCTGTAATTGTATGTACAGCATTACCACTTGCCCCATAGATACTGTCATTTCTATCCTCTGGTGTTCTCAATATGTATTTTAGTAGATATTCATATGAGTCATTCGTGTATGTATTAATCCTGCTCCATGACCACAATCTACTACAATTTAAGTCTTTTTTAATTTGTTCTAATTCTTCATTTGTTTTTCGCATTATCTAACTCCTTTAAATACTCTTTATGTTCTTTTTCATCATATGTAACCCTATGTTTTAACATAAACTTATAATATTTATCTAGTAAATCCATTGGTGCTTCTTTTTCTTTAAGTAATCCCCAACTATCGAAAACATACGATACTCTCCTAATCTTATAAAAATTTTCACACATTGATCTAATATGATTAATATCAATCCCTTGATCCATAGCGATAACTATTTCAACATTCAAACCTATTAGTATCATAATTTGTTCACTGCTTAATGAATGAGATCCTAATGCTACTACTGTACCATCTAATCTACTGTGCCGCTTAAGTACTGACTTTTCACTTTCTGCAAGAACTACCATATTTGCTTCTTGTATTTCCTCCCAATTTTCTTGTAAACCATAAATATTACCACTTTTCTGAAATGGTATTAAGGGATAATACTTTGGAATGTCCAATATCTGAAAACTTGGAACAGTAGTTCTACCTATAATCCCCACATAGTCACCCTCATCACCTGCCCAATATCGCACAGGAACAACTATCCTTTTATATTTATAGCTATAACCTATGTTGAATCTTTTTCTGGTAAATTCGGTTATACCTTCTTTAACCCAATCTATATGTAATGTTGGATCATACTCTTCAATAATTGTATTGTCAAAAACTTCAATGTCGTTTACATTCACGTAATTTCTTTTTCGTCTGACCTTTTTGAATATCTCTAAAGGATCAGTTTTGTTTTCTTCTTTTCTTTTCACGCTACTATTATATTCATACTTTAATCCTAGTAATTTGTGTAAATATTTAAGACTTTCTCTAATGTTTATGCCTTTATTATAGCCAACTAAGGTGATTATGTCAGCAGGAACACCTATATTTCTGGTGTAATTCCTACAGCTTAAACCTTCATCATTACGGATGTTCACTGCTGTTTTATTGTCCCCATCACCATCTTGATTAGGTATATTTGCACAAGTATAATATCCTCTATTATGATATTTAATATGATGACAACCTATTTGTTCAAGTATATATTCTACTTTATTGTTTTCATAAATATGTTTTTTAAGCTCTAAAATTGTCACATTAAGTTATCACACCTTTTTAAAAGTCCTGTGGTATATTACACAATCCTATTTCTTTATATATGTTTAAAGATAAGTCATATTCTGCAACAATCTGGAATAAATTTGTCGCCCCAAACCTATTTTTTGTAACAAATATTATAGTGTAATGCTTATCCTTATCTAATTTGAAAGGGATTTTTGTAAGACCTCTCTTCCCTTCTAATCTATATCCTCTTATTTCATTTTTGCCACCATCATACTCATCATCGAATGGTTGTCTGAGCATAAGATTAACAGACATAACATCTACTATACTCTTTGCTACCCCAATCACATCATTAGTATAATACCTTTGTCTAGTTGCTGTCTTACCTAACTGATATGTTGTTAATAAACAGACATTTCTAGCACTTGGTTTAATAACATCATATAATTTAACCATGTCACGTGGCATCATTAACCATGGTTTATCTGAATTACTATCAGCACTCTCTTTTAATGTATCAATACAAAAATACTTTACATTCATACTAGAGTACTTCTTAATTATCTTTATGGCTATATCTGTAGTGTATCTCTCTAGTGGAATAATTGTAATATTCTTACTTTTCTTTTTGTCCTCTATCCACTTAGCACATTTTCTTAGTAAGATCATTGTCTCTTCGTCAAAGTTGCCATCACGCAAAATATATTTGTGTAATTCTGCTTTATAAACATTGTTAGCTACCCATATTATTAATTCCCTCTGTATTTTTGTTTGGTCTTCTTCATTGATAATAAATACTAGTTTCTCGCCATGCTTTAAAACAGAAGGTAATAGCCAATTAATTGCTGTTGTTGATTTTCCTGCACCTGAGAGGCCACCAAGCCCATATATATGCCCTAAGTTCAATCCTGATATTTCTTTGTTTAAAATATTACAACTATGAAGCGGTAGTCCAATACTCATACCTTCATTTAGCTTGTCAATTAAATCATTAATCCCATCACAAGCATTATAAGATTTTATATCCTCATCTATATTTATAAACACATGATTCAATTGTGCTTCATACATATCATAAATTTGTTCAGCACTCATATCTATGAAGTCTTTAATCTTATCATGTACAGAAAATCTTCTTGCTCTTGCTATTAATTGTAAAACAACATTCCATTTATTTAATTCGCTTATGTATCCACCAATATTTTCTTCTTTTATATACTCCTTAGATTTTTCAATGGTGTCATATCCACCATATTCCTCATATTTTTCTTTTAATTTCAAATGTTTTTCAAGATATAATCCTACAGTAATATCATCTAATACCTTTTTGCTCTCTTTAACCACAATGCCATAACCAATAATATAGTAAACTCGCCATATATTATTATGGAAACTCTTCACGTTCAACTTGTCATATGTATAATATAATTCTGGATTTTTAAATAGTGTAGAAACTATATTTGCTTCACAAGCTAATTTGTATTCTTGAACCTGCTTTGCAGATTTTATTAACACTTGCTCAAAAACACTAACTTCTTTCTTTTTTTTATATGTCATTCATTCACCGCCACTACCAAAGTTCTTCAAATATATCATTAGTTTTTTCGTCTTTATTTTTACTCTGATACTTTGCACCTTTATGTGTTATGTTTTCTAGGTTCAATTTTTCTACCTTCTCATGTGACTCTTTCACATTTTTAAATCTGTTGACCACATCATTTATTTCATTTTCAATAATAATCATTATTGTATTAAATTTATGTTGTTCATTTTTATATTTATCAGACCTAACTATCTGTTTGATTTTCATCTGATTTATTTTAAAAGCATATAAAATATGGTTATACTCATAGCTAGCTAAAGACTTTGTTTTTTTATTTGCCATGAATTTACCATCCCTTAAACCTTTTAATCGTAAAATCATATACCTAGGTATCTTAAAAGTATCATCATACTCAAATATATCTTTCTTTATATATTGGTATAGTTCGTTCCACTCTTTTTTTTCTTGTTCTGTCATTTTTGCCATAATATCACCTACTTATAATTAGATAAATAATAAGAGGGGTATACACCCCTCTATTCTATTGTGAAACAGCTTTTGCAAACTCAACAAGCTCTTGTAATGTTTCAATATTGGCTACATCCAATTCTTTTGCAGATAGTTCAATATCTTTCATTTTTTTGGTTATTTTTGTAACCTTGGCTTTGTCAGTTCTAATTTCAGCCATTATCGCTTTAAAATCTTCAATTAACTTCTCTCTTTTTTCTACTTCTCGCTTTTTCCCAATTTCTTCCTTCTTCTTAGTAGCAACTTCTTCTATAACTTTTTCTTTTTCTAATTCCTGCTCTCTTTTGACTTCCTCAATGGGCTTTGTATTATTTTGCTTATCATGCTCAAACTTAATAGCATCTTCAATTGCTTTAATAAATTCATTGGATTCAAATGATATAAAATCAACAATATTTGAAAACCTAGACTTAGAATCAACACTGAAATTATCATCTCTAAAGGTTATCTTCCTAGTTTCATTTTCAACACGACCTTGAACCACTTCTTTTCCTACAAAATCCTTCTTTCCTGTTTTTTCTTGAATAATTTCTCTATCAATACTACCAACACCGAGAATATGTAATTTTGTTTTTAGAGCATTAAAAGAGCTATGTGTCATATTAGTTGTCAAAATATCATAATCAATTCCAGACATCGGATCATTCATAGTTCTCTTTTTGGTATGACCGATTAGAAACATAGCAACCCCAACTCTTTTTAGCTCCCACATTCTGTTCATGATTAAATTAATAGTGTATTTTTCGCCTTCACCATAACCACCCCATGATTGCTTAATGGTTTTAGCTTCTCTCCTATCTTTTTTGCTAGGGTTTTCTCTCACATCTTTATTGTATAACCTTATTGCTTCTGGTTCAGCGATTGCAATTAATTCATCAATTGTATCCCAAACAATAACTTTTAAATCTTTATAATCTGTAAGTTTATTCTCAATAATATCTTCCGTAAACTCATCAAAAATATCCCAATCTGGAACATCCTCATAAATTGCACCTGCGATAGCATCAATACCATCTTCTTTTCCCACATTAGCTATTATGTATCCATCTTCTCCAACCAGTTTTTCACAAACTTCTTTTGCTAGAGTTGTTTTGCCAATACCTGATTCACCAATTAATCCTATATTGTAAGCTAAAGGGTCTATCTTGATAACATTCTTCTTTCCAAATCTACGTTTACTTGTCAAAAAAATTCCACCTTTCACTATTCATTTATTTTAGTAATTTATATAGAGGGAGAGGAATATATCCTCCCTCTATATCGGTCAAGACATAATACTATTAAGACAATAAGGCATCCAAATCATCTAAGCTATATTCCTCATCATCTTCATCTTCTTCTTCTACATCTTTATTAGATGTAGATACACCTTTATCAGCACTGTCATCTTCCTTACCAACTAGTTGGTTTAAAAATACTAAATCATCAAATTTATATTTATCATCTGTCCTTAGAACAACAGGTGTTTTTGTATCACCTTCACCAACAAGTCTAATAACAGGTTTCTTAATTAACATTTTCTTTTCTCTTGTATTACCAACAGCGCATTTTGCCAATGCTTCTTCTTCAGTATAAGCACCTAATTCAATTAATTCCCTAATATCTTCAGGTACATCATCAATGGTAATATTAACTTTTGCTTGACCTTCTATTATTTCACCTTCAACAGTGATTTCATTGACATTATCTTTCTTTGCCTTAAACATTTTATTGACCAATTTTGTTCCTTTTTCAAGATTACCTTCATCTACTTCAAACAAGAACATTTTTGGGAAGGCTACATTCTGTTTAATCTCCTCTTTGTCTATACCATGTTTTCCTACATAATCAACAACATATGCAGACACAGGGAAAGCACCAAGTTCTTTATCATATTTTTCCAAACTATCTTTATCAACTAAAATAGATTGTTGGAACTTTGCAGAATATTTTTCTCTATCATCAATCTTAGAAAGAAAAACAGAGTTTATTTCTTTTTTGTCTTGGATCGTATCTTGATATTCTGAATACTTTAAAACACCTTTTACATTAAGTACAAGACCATCCTCTAAATGTTCTTTTATGTATTCAATAGCGTCATAAGCTGATAGGAATTTTTTTGCAAATGTTTTATTTTTTGCATCTTTTTCTAATCCTACAGTAATAAAACATCTATTACCAACCTGCTCTAAAATATCTTCATCAAACCTATCGTCCCAATCAATAGTGAAGCGATTAGTAAAATCGTCACGACCATCTTCATCTTTACCATGGACATATAAAACTGAATCATTTACACTACTGTATCCACCCATCATATCGCAATAAACAGTGTTTCCATTTCCACAATCTACTCCTAGATTCATAGCGTTATATACCCAACCAGAACTTGATTGTTCATCAATCTTAAATGTATAGTCATTAATTTTTGCTTCACCAATCAACTGAAATTGGGACATGCCTTTTTTAAGGATAGATTTCTTTTCTTTTGTCATATATGTATTCATTTCTCCTTTAAATTATATTTTTATTTTAGTATTTTTATTAATTTAATTTATATTTAACTGGCAACTGACTAATTTACTCCTCCTCTTCATTATTCTCTTCTTGGTCTTCTTCATCTTCTTCTACTTCAATATCTGTCTTTTTAGAATCTGCTACACTAATCGTAATTGTCCTTCCTCTAAAAATTTTTAACTCATCCAAACTAAGAACCTCTACTTCATGACTTTTTGGGTCTTCAATATGAAGCCCGTCATCATCAATGCCTACTAATTTCCCTTTTGCTTTGAGTGTGTTTTTAATTTCTTGCTCTTTAATAATCATACAATTTCTCCTTTTTAAATAATATTTTCTTTTAATATAGATTCAATATTATCGAATTCCCAATAAGGGATTCGTAATAATTTTATATTATTATTTTCAGCATATTTGTTTTTCATTTCATCGTGAATCTTTTGTTTTTTTAATCTTTTTTCTGCATATTCTATAGGTTCACCTTTATAACTTCTAATTGGTCTATAATGATATACTCCGTCGTATTCTATGAGTAAATTTAATTTTGGTATGTAATGATCATATGATAATAAACCATTACCTAAACCAATTAAATCTTCAAATTTCTTTTGCGATATAAAATAATTTTTATAATATTTATTACTATCTACTAATTGTTCAAATTCTTCATAAGATATTTTTACAAATTTTTTATTTATTAGAACTTCATCGATTTTCTTTTCTCCTTTAGATTTATTACATTCTGGGCAACCATTACCATTACTTCTTTCAAAAATTGCTGCTTCCCACTCATAATTACATTCTTTACATTTCCACCAAATTTGTTTACCACTTCCGCATGTAACATCATATGGTGTTACATCTCCATTTAAAATAGAATGCCATTCTTCAATTAAATTAGGATGATTAGTGGCAAGACAATTAGATAAACAAACTTTTTGTCCTGTGCAATATGGGCAACCTTGATCTTGACTTGATATATGATTCCAACTATTTTCAAACTCTTCTTCACATTTTAAACATTTCCAATTTAAAAGTTTATCGTTTCCTTCATATGTATCGCTTAATAATTTAAAAGATTTATTGTTTAATTTTATCCAATGATTTATATTTTGAATACTATATGGATTCGTTTTATGTACTTTTCTAGGTGTTTGAAATAACAAAAATTGTGATACATTAATAAAATAATAATACCCTTCAGAATCAGCAATTATAAGTTTTTGTTTCATGCTTTGGTATTTATTTGTTATAACTATAAAACCAAATGTTCCAAATAACATTTTTACTTTTTCTAAGTTCCATTTAGTTAATTTTTTACCCAATAAATCCCTCCTTAATAACCATTAACATTACTTTTTTATTTGGTAAATACCAAATTTTATTATATTAGTATTTTAAATAATTGTCAAGAATAAATTTCTCCTTTCTCAAATATTTGAATAGAATTTGTTTTTCATCATGTTTTTATAAGAATCCCTATATATCGGGGTTTGTTGATGGTGTTTAATCCTTATGTAATGGGGTTTTTACTTAATATGAGTACCCTCTACCCCTCTTGCTTCTCGATCATTAGTTCTTTTTCTCAACCACATTAATGATTCTTCAAGTTTAGTAATTGCTAGAGCATTTTCCCGACAAGCATATTCAGATTTTTGAAATCCTTCTAGTCGGCAAATAACCATATTAATTAAATCTTCATTTGCAACACCATTTACACCATTTTCCTTTATCGGGCCTTCTTGAAAGTCAATTTCGCAAATAGTATTTTCATCAATTTGACTTGAAAAGTGTAATTCCTTTCCCGCTTTAATTACTTTAAAATGATGTGGCGCATTAAACTTTATTTCATCCTCATGAAAAACTCTTGTATAATTATTAGTTAATAGTCCACTTTTTAATTCCTTCACTATGTATTTTCCTCCTTAAATATTATTTATTTTTTGTTTCTGTATAAAATCCGGCTTTTGTCATGATTTTCTATTAAAGAAATGCCTATATAATGGGATTTGTAAAAAGCTAATTTTTAATCTTTTGATATTTTTTAATACATATTGTAGGTATTTTAATTATATACTGTTTGTGGTTAAATGTCAAATATTTATTTTACGTTTGTGTTCTTCTATCCGTTTATTTGCTAACTCGAAATATGTATTGTCATTTTCAAAACCTATAAATTTACGTTTGGTGTTTATACACGCAATCGCTGTTGTGCCTGAGCCTATACAATTATCTAAAACCAAATCACCTTCATTACTATATGTTTCTATAAGATATTCAAACAACGCCACAGGTTTTTGTGTAGAGTGAATTTTATCTTTATCTGAAGCAAACCTCAATATTGTAGTAGGATAGTTTGTGTATTTTTGTATGTACTCATTCTCTCTAAAATGACCTGTTGTTTCACTATGTCTACCTCTCCGATTGGGCTTATTAACTGGTATTAGCCCCTGTGGATTATAAATCATCTTTACTTTAGCAGGAGCAACATCATGTGCGAATGAAAATACCAATACTTCCTCATGTATTTTCATTGGTCTACAATTTGCATTGGCATAATCTGCAGAATTGTTCTTTTCCCAAACCCATGAATGCCTATAAATGTCTAGGTTTTTATATATTAAAGCACTTGAAAATGGCTGACTAGAAGTTAGTACAATTGCCCCTCTGGGTTTAATTATCCTTCTATACTGCGTCCACAATTCTTCTTGGTTGATAATCTTATCCCATTTCGCCATCGTAGTTCCATACGGAAGATCACATAAAATCATATCGATTGATTCATTTGGGATTAAACACATACCCCTTCCACCTATACAATCTTCATTATAAATTTTATTCAATTCAATCAAATT